AGTCGATGAGCTTGAGAAAGATGAGCTTGAAGAATACTCAGACAAGGTAAAAAATCGTCTTAAACAGATGAAGAAGGTCTGGCACGATGAGCGCCGTGAAAAAGAACGGGCAATGCGTGAACAGAATGAGGCTATGGCTTTTGCTAAGCGTATGCTGGAGGAGAATAAGAAACTCAAGACAACATTGTTTGAGGGCGAGAAAACTTACTTAGATACGTACAAGGCATCGGCGGAACTCGAACTAGGGGTAGCCAAAAAACAGTACAAAGATGCTTATGAGGCTGGAGATTCTGACGGTATTGTAGAAGCTCAAAGTAAATTAGCCGAAGTAAACTATAAGATTCAAAAAGCTAGGGAATATACACCTTCTTTACAGGAAACAGATAGTAGTGTATATAGTGAAGCAACACCTTCTAGAGTAGTACCAGAGCCGGACTCAAAGGCCCTAGCGTGGAAGGACAAGAATACTTGGTTCCAACGTGATGAAGAAATGACGGCGTTGGCATTAGGACTGGAGCAAAGATTAGTACGGCAGTATGGCCCTCAGTTTGTGGGCACAGATAAGTACTGGGACACCATTGACGAAACAATGCACAAAAGATTCCCAGAGTATTTTGGGGTCGAAGAAAAAACGACGACCGGGGGCGGCAGGCCCGATTCGCGCACAGGAACAAGACCAGCCACTGTAGTTGCTCCAGCGACCCGCAGTACATCCTCCAAGCGGATAAAACTAAATGTGTCGCAGATGGCATTAACTAAGAAACTAGGAATAACTCCCGAACATTATGCTAAGGAGTATTTAAAGACATCTAAGGAGAATAACTAAAATGGCTACAAATAGACTTGCACGCGAACTTGATACCCGTATTACCACGGAACGTCCCCAGCAGTGGACACCGCCTGAGCTGTTACCTGAACCAGATAAACAACCGGGATACTGTTATCGTTGGATTCGTGTCTCCACACTTGGACGCTCAGACCCACAGAACCTCTCAGTAAAAATGCGAGAAGGTTGGGAGCCCGTCAAAGCTGAAGAACAACCTAAGTTCTCACTGTTAGTAGATCCGAATAGTCGCTTTAAAGACAACATCGAGATCTCCGGGTTATTGCTCTGTAAGACACCTGAAGAATTAGTACAACAGCGTAATGATTATTATGCCGACGTTACTAAGAAACAGATGGAGTCGGTAGACAATAGCTTTATGAAACAGAATGACCCACGGATGCCTCTCTTTAATGAGAAAAGATCCACGGCGTCGTTTGGAAAAGGACGTTAACTTTAACTTTTTTAGGAGTTTAATATGGCTTACCCTAGCGTAGCTGGGCCTTATGGGTTTCTACCTATAAACCTGATTGGCGGTCAAGTGTTTGCGGGTTCTACCCGTAACATGGAAATTGCAGTTGGATACAACACCAATATTTTTTACGGTGACTTTGTAAAGAGAGTTGTTGGTGGCACGATTGAGAAAGATACTGGAACTACTGCTAACACACCTGCTGGCGTGTTCTTGGGATGTTTCTACACCGCAGCAAATGGTACACCTACCCGTTCGCAGTACTACCCAGCATCACAAACTGTTGTTTCAGGCACTAAGATCTATGCGATTATTGCAGATGATCCTGACACCCTGTTCAAAGTAGCAGTTTGTTCAAGCGGCGTAGTAATGGCAACGGTTACACAAAATGCACTTGGTACCAATATGTCGGTTCTGGCAACTGCTGGAAGTACAACCACAGGTAACTCAGCATATTCAGTGTTGAGCTCTTCACCTGCGGCTACTAACACGTTCCCAATTCGGGTTATTGACCTTGTTCCTGAAACATCACCAACACCAACGACCTACTCAGAATTGATCGTTAAGATCAACTTTGGTATCCATCAGTATAACAACGCCACTGGTCTGGCTTACGCCTAAAAGGAGCAATTAAATGGCTATTTCACGTGCACAGATGCTTAAAGAGCTCCTCCCGGGGCTGAATGTATTGTTCGGTAACGAATATGAGCGATACGGCGCAGAACACAAAGAGATCTACGAAACTGAGACCTCTGAGCGTTCATTTGAAGAAGAAACCAAGTTGTCAATGTTCTCTGCAGCTCCAGTCAAGAACGAAGGCTCAGCCATCGCTTACGACAATGCTCAAGAAGCTTGGACTTCACGTTACAACCACGAAACCATCGCCCTTGGCTTTTCGCTGACGGAAGAAGCAATCGAAGATAACCTCTACGATACTTTGTCCTCACGTTATACCAAAGGTCTGGCTCGTGCTATGAGCTACACCAAAGAAACCAAAGCTGCTGCGGTCCTGAACAACGGATTTAGCGCCAGTTACATTGGTGGTGACGGAGTTGCATTGTTCTCTTCCTCACATCCATTGGTTTCTGGTGGCGTCAATGCTAACCAGCCTTCAACCCCTGCCGATTTGAACGAGACTTCTTTGGAAGCCGCCGTTATTCAGATCGCTGCTTGGACTGATGAGCGTGGTCTGTTGATCGCTGCTAAGCCACGCAAGCTAGTTGTTCCTCCTGCACTTATGTTCGTTGCAACCCGTCTTCTGGAAACAGAACTGCGTACCGGAACTGCTGACAACGACATCAATGCCTTGAAGAACAATGGTTCGATTCCTGAAGGTTACTGTGTAAACCACTTCTTGACCGACACCAATGCTTGGTTCCTAACCACCGATGTTCCTAATGGCCTGAAGCACTTCATTCGCGCCCCACTAGGTACCTCAATGGATGGCGATTTCGATACGGGAAATGTTCGCTACAAGGCGCGTGAACGGTATTCGTTCGGATGGTCGGATCCGTTGGGTATGTTTGGATCGTCTGGCGCTTAATAACCCAATAGCAATAAGGGTTGCAGAGGGGGCTTCGGTCCCCTTTGTTTTGGGTCTTGTGTTATAGTATTAGTTAGTGTATTATAGCCTCTCAATAATAAGGAGAGCACAATGACTCAAGGTATATACAAGATTATCAATGTTATAAATAATAAGTTTTATGTAGGTAGCGCAGTTGATTTTACTGCCCGTAAGCGTAGGCATTGGTGGGCCTTGAGAAGCCAAAGACACGCCAATAGGCATCTACAATCTGCATGGAACAAATATGGGGAAGCGGCATTTGTGTTTGTAGTAGTTGAGGAACTTGAACTTGGAGTGGACATACTAGCTGCTGAAACAGTGTGGCTTAAAGAGCATGTTGGTAAAGAGTATTGCTATAACCTAGGTACAGAGGCAATTGCGTTTACTAGGGGGTGGGCGGGCGAAAAGAACCCTATGTGGGGCAAAACCTTTTCTCATACTGAAGGAGCTAAGGCTAGGATATCCGAAGCTAGCAAGTCACGTATCCAGACAGAAGAAGAGAAGAGTAAGCGCATCAAGACAATGCAGGGTCACTTTGTGGCTCCATCAACCCGTGCCAAGATAAGTGCATCCCTATCTGGGGAAAAGAACTTTAACTATGGCAAGCCTAGATCACAAGGGTTTATAGACAAGGTAAGTAAGGCTGTGGTGGCCTCAGACGGTCAGGGTAAGCAAACACTATACCCAAGCATTTCTGAGCTCAGGGTGGCCTTAGATATGAAGCCTACAACAATCAATAGGGCGCTAAAATCTGGGTGTGCTATAACTCGCGGAAGATATACAGGGTGGTCATTTAAGTACGCTTGACACCCCTTATATAAAGTGGTAAAAACATAATAACCAAGAACCCCGACTCATACAGACTGGCTTGGCAGACGTTATAGAGACTGTATGGGCATGTGCTATAACACAAAGGAAATAATATCATGGCAAAAACTACTTTTTCGGGCCCAGTGCGGTCTGGATATCAAGGCGGCGACGCAAGCTCACAAGGACCGTTAACTCCAGTTACTGTTAACTCTGGTTCAATAGTTGAAATAAATACCGGCTCTGGAGCGTATGGTTTTTATACACGTATCGAGCCAACCACAGGTTTTGGTTCTAGCAACTATGCACTTCCGGGTGAAGCATATGGTGTGTTTGGGCGTACTCAAACTGGTACGCCGTTTGCTACAACCCCTACAACAACTTTTAACCATATTACCGGTGTAGCTGGTAATTTTGCGGTTATTGGTTCATACGCTAATAACGGTTTGATGTCCGGTGTAATGGGTATTATTAATACCAACACTTTATCTGGTGATGCCGCTGTTATGGCATTTATGCAGGGTGACTCCGGTGTGACGACTTGCCGTGCAGCGTTTGGTGTTGCAATGGCTCAAACCACAGCAGGTTCTGGTTTTACATACGGTCTGGACTTGAAGATGCAAGACCCCGTTGCTGATGCTGGTGGTCCTTCTGGAGTTATAGCGTATAAAACGGCTGAGATTCGCTTGGCTGATGATGCTGCTGCTGCTCCTGTTGTCATCAAGGTAGGTAATTTTGTTGATGGTGCCGCTTCTGGTGTAGGCAAAGGTTCGTTAGGTATTGATTCTACCGATGGACTATTGTTTGTATCTGATGCTTCTGGCAACTGGCAGGCTGTTACTGTCTAATGTTGACTCATGAAGATCCAGAGGTGGCTACAATTGTGGCGCTTCTGGAGGCCCAAAGAGACTACGCAATGGGACATGCCGCCAAACTTGCTAAAGAAAATGCTGAGTTAATAGCAAAGATTAGCAGACTTGAGGCATCTAAACCGGCGTAGTCTTACCCTACATCTAGGAGATTAATTATGCAGTATGATATTTTAGCGTCGGCCCCGCTAGTCACTACAGGTCAGGTTACTGATAACGCTGGTAGCCCCAATGCTTTAACTAGGTTGCGTATAAAAGGGCTGTATTTTGTAAGTGGTGCTACTGCGGGATCAGTTGTTTTTAGAGATGGTGGATCAGGTGGGCCAATACTGCTAACTATGAATACACCCGCTTCTGCTGCTAGTGGCTCAAATTACATCATTATGCCCGGGGAAGGAATTTTAGTACAAACAAACCTTCACGGAACTGTAACTACTACAGCTTCTGTAGTTGTCTTCTACGGCTAAGGAGTTCTAAATGCCTAACAAATCAAGAACCCAAGCGGTGAACAAGGACGCGGGTAAAATGCGGTACACAGGGTACCAAGTAGATAAAGACGGTACGGAGTGGGTGTCGCAGCGAGACAGCGCTAACAGAGAGTGGCTTACCAACCAAAAGACAGGCGAGACAGAGATGTCCAAGGCCAGTCGGGAGGTAACAGCTGCAAGAGCCCCTGCAGGCGCAGTTGTTAGGGCTAATAGGGATTTTCCCGATCAGGATTTTGCTCCGTCACCAGATGAAGGTTACAGGGGGGAGAAGAAGAGGGGTACTAAGCCTGATTTTCCAGACCAAAACCTAGCTCCTTCTCCTGATGAGGGCTACAGGGGGGAGAAGAAAATGGCTAAAGGTGGATCAGTTAAGGCTGCAGCTTCACGTATCAAATCTTCAGCTTCTCGTCGTGCTGATGGCGCGGCTCAACGTGGTAAAACTAAAGGACGGACTCTATAATGAAAAAATGTGCAACTGGCGGTATGATGAAGAAGATGGCTGGCGGCGGTATGTCTAAGGATTTGGCTGAACACGCTGGTAAACCTGCTTCTAAAGCCCACAAGGGTCTTAAAGCTGGTGGCTTTGTTCGTGCTGCTGATGGCGTGGCTAAGAAAGGTAAGACCAAGGGTAAAGTCTTATAATGAGACCGTCCCGGGGTATGGGGGACATCATGAAGTCCAAGATGCCTAAAGGTAAGAAGGGCGGTTGGATTAAGGATGCTATCAAGAAACCCGGGTCCTTACGTAAGTCACTAGGTGTTAAGGAAGGGGACACTATCCCCACGGGTAAATTAGCTAAAGCAGCTAAGGCTCCCGGTAAACTGGGTCAAAGAGCGAGGTTGGCTGAAACTCTGAAAGGCTTTAAGCATGGCTAAGGCTCCTGCAAAGAGTAAAGTTAATGCCGCTGGTAATTACACAAAGCCTACCCTTCGCAAGAAGATTGTAGCTCAGGTAAAAGCAGCGGCAACTCAGGGTACTGGCGCTGGGGAATGGTCAGCTAGAAAGGCTCAACTTGTAGCCAAGAAATATAAGGCTGCTGGCGGCGGGTATCGTGATTAAAGCCCCACAGAAATCCCTGAAAGATTGGAGCGACCAGAAATGGCGTACTAGGTCAGGGAAGCCCTCCTCTAAAACAGGAGAGCGTTATTTACCAGAAGCAGCAATAAAGGCTTTA